TATGTTGAAGATATGGATTCATTGGTCTTTGCGAATGAACCATACTTTACAACTGACCATGTAAATAAAACACTTCCTCTTGTTCAGACTTGGTGTAAGATGTATAATCTTGATTATAATGGGGAGATGCCAGAGATAAAGTTTAATCCTCTACAAAGAAAAGGTGCGAAGAATTTTTGGCCAAGTCGGGCAAATGGTAAACCAATCATGGTATTGCAAACTAATGGTGGTATGTATCAGGAGCAAAGACCATATCTATGGGCAAGAGATATGCCTGTGGTTCTCGCACAAAAACTTGTAGATCATTATGCTGATGATTATCATATCTTCCAAGTTACAAGACCTTCATGTGAAATCTTAGATGGTGTCGAAGCAATCAAAGACCCAATGACAAACATGGAGTTAGTAAGTCTTCTATTACATAGTGAGAAGAGATTACTAATTGATAGTTGTATGCAACACGCTGCTGCTGCACTCAAGAAGCCATCAGTTGTATTGTGGAATGGCACAAGTCCAAAAGTATTTGGATGGGATATGCATACGAATATACAGGCAAAGAAACCTGCGAAGTTTAAGTTACCAAATAGTGTATTGTTTGACTTTGACTTTACTGGTGTTGAAGCAGAGTATCCATATGTAGATGAGGATGATGAGATATTTGACTTTGATAAAATTGTAAAAGCAGTTGATGAATCATGAATGTAGTTGGACTTTATGGTGCGATTGGTTGGAACGTAGTTATTTCTGACAATCCAAAACTTTTGAAACAATCAGAGGAATCTTGGACACATGGTGCGAGTGTAACTCTCATCAAAGATGGTGAGCACTGTGTCAGTATTAGTGAAGAAAGATTAAGTAAGATTAAATATGATGGTAACTTTCCGAGAAAGTCCATAGAGTATTGTTTGTCTGCTGCGAATTTAGATAAGACTGATATTGATTTAGTGATTGTTCCATCAATGGCAAATCAAAATTTCTATAAGAACTATATTAATAAAACGATTGAGAAGAAGGTTAAAAGATATTTTCCAAAAGCAGAAGTCAGAATCGCATCTCATCATCTATGTCATGCATACTCTTCTGTATTCTCTTGTGATTATAATGAAGGGTCATTTGTGACACTTGACAATGCAGGGTCAGTTATGTTTGATACAACAGGACAAATCTTTGCCTGTGAGAATCATTCATTTGGATATTTCAATAAGAAGAAAGGATTATTCAAATACTATCCTGGCATTCCAATGACTAATAATCTTGGAAACTATTATTGGATGTGGGCATATCACATTTATGTGAATAAGATGCAGAAAGAAATACAACTTACAAATCCAAAGTATCGTGAAACTTTTTGTGGTAAGGTGATGGGACTCTCTGCCTATGGTAATCTCAAAGAGTTTAAGAAGGATTGGAGAACACACTTTGAAGGTATACCACAGGTTGCACTTGAATCTTTGCCTGGTCGTGACTTTAATTATGGTAATCTTTCACCAGAAAATAAAGCAAAGCAACTTCAATATAATTTTGAGAATGGAATGTTAGAATGGATGAAGGAACTCAAAGAACAGGATTATATCAATGATAATCTTTGTCTTGCAGGTGGTGTCTTTCTAAACATCCTTGCTAACTCTGTGCTTCGTAAGAATGAAGTTGTAGAAAATATTCACATACCACCATTCCCAGATGATACTGGACTCTCATTTGGAGCAGCGTGTATTGGTGCATTTAAAAATAAGGATGTTGTCAAGTTACCACATAATATTTCTTTGCTTGGTAAAACTTATAGTGATGAGGAAGTTGAGAAGGCAGTTCAAGGAACTTCATATAAAAAGTATGATGACTTTGATGAACTATGTAAGGTGACTGCTGATCTTCTTGCTGATAATAAAATTATAGGTTGGTTCCAGAATCGTTCTGAGTTTGGTCCGAGAGCACTTGGTTCAAGATCAATACTAATGAATCCAAAACCAAAGAAAAACAAAGACATTGTAAATTCACGTATCAAACACCGTGAAGAGTGGAGACCTTTCGCAGGTATCATGCTTGAAGAGTATCAAGAAGATTATTTTATCGAGGACTATCCAAACGAATACATGTTATACTCATTAGTTGTTAGACCACATCAAAGAAAAAACATCGGTGCAATCACACATCAGGACGGAACTTGTCGAATTCAAACTGTAAATGATAAGTTACACCCAGAAGTCACCACACTTCTACAAAAGTATAATGAGAAAACTGGTTGTCCGATACTACTCAACACATCATTCAATGATAATGGTCAACCTATCATTGAGACACCTCAGGACGCGGTTGATACATTTAATAAAATTGATTTAGATTACCTGATAATTAACAATTTCTTAATTAATAAAAACAAATAAATAAAATTTTAAGAGGCATATGAATTTTGCAGTCTATTCAAAGGATGGATGTCCTTACTGTGATAAAATCAAACAAGTTTTAGACTTGACAAAGACTAGTTATGTGGTCTATAATTTAGGTGAACAGTTTGACAGAGAATCTTTTTATGATGAATTTGGTGAAGGTGCAACTTTTCCCCAAGTATCTGTTGATGGAAAAAAACTAGGGGGATGTATAGATACAATTAAATATCTTAAAGAAAATCAAATCATTAAAGTATGATATAAATAATGGAAATAAGGTAACAAAATGACGACTGAAATTATACTCACTTTAGCTTTACCTATATCATTTTTATTATTTGTAATTGGAGTATTATCTGGTTGGATAGCTAGAGACTATATGCTAAACTATAGAGAGATACCAAGACCACATCCTGAGATGTTTGATATAAACGGGAACTTAGTCCCAGACGAAATTGTCGCATTTAGATTTGAAGATTATGACGAAGACACCAACAACGAAGAAGACTAAAACTGCTACTGCAAAAACAAAACCTTCTCAAAAGAAAACTACACCAAAGTTACCACCAAGACCTCTTACTTTTGAAGTCTTAGACTTAGTATCGAAACAAAGAACAAAGGCAAAAAAAATTGAAGTTCTAAAAACTTATGAAGATATTTCATTAAAGATTATATTGATATGGAACTTTGATGAGAGTGTCCAGAGTGTTCTCCCACCAGGAGATGTTCCATACTCTGGTTATGATGACCAGAATACCTATAGTGGAACTTTATCTACGAGAATAACTGAAGAAGTTCGTAAAATGCATGAAACTGGTTCTTTTTCATTAGGATCAAGTGATCAGCAAGGACACACTACAATTCGTAGAGAAGCAAAAAACTTCTATCATTTCGTTCAAGGTGGAAATCCTGGTATGAATATGATTCGTCGTGAAACTATGTTTATTAACATACTTGAAGGTCTACATCCATTGGAAGCAGAGATTGTTACTTTATGCAAGGACAAAAGACTTGGTGAAGTCTATAAGATAACAAAAGATATTGTGGTAGAAGCGTATCCAGATATACAGTGGGGTAATCGAGGGTGACAAAAACAAAATTAGAAGCAAAGAGCAAACAAAATTTGTGGACAAAGACAGAGAAGGAAGAGAGTAAAGAAAAATATGGTTGCGAGATTGTGATTGAAAATGGATCTCTAAATGAAGTTCATACAACAAATGCTCCTACTGATTCGTATATTGCACACTATGTTCATGATGACAAGGATCATTATGACCTTGTGAGAGGTGCGAAAGTTAAAATATTTGATATGTACTATGACAAGTTCAAGGATGGGTTGAAGTCAATTGAATATGGTTCAGGTAATGTTAAACCAAACCTATGGGGATATCGAGCACCGAGCAAAAACAAAAAGCGAAAGTAGTTTTAAAAATACCGCAGAAAAAATCCGCCAAAATTTTTTCGCGTGTAGGGTTTTTACGAAAGTCAAACCCATTATTTAGACGTAAAATATTTCAAACTGTGTGTTAAATCTAAAATAATTATAAAATTGTAACAGAAATTACAGAACTACTTGCCTATATAATATGAATGTGTTAGAATTAACACAACGTTCAACCTCGTAAGAGGTCGCAAGTAAGCCGACTCGGAACGGATTCGTTCATCTCCTACGGGAGACGCAAAAGCCGACTGAAGGAACGGGATTAAAACCCCTACTACCGAGGACAAGCAAATGGCAACAGTTACTTACCGTGGAGTCAAGTATGACTCTGAAGAGTACAACGCAAAAGTTGTTGCGGAAGCAGCACAGCGTGAAAGACATGATTTAATGTATCGTGGTCTTAAAGTTAAAAGCAAGGCATCACCCTGCAGTTAACATTAAAGAGGGTTGAAACCCTCTTTTTTTTATGCTATAATAAGTTGAAAATACGTTTGATATGGACAGAGACAAATTAAAACTATTAATTCGTCAACTAGAATTTACACTAGATACGATAAAAGCAGAAGTTTACTCTGATACTAATGCTTATAAAAACTCACACGCATTTGAACAAACAAACGATTACGACGAACTTTTCGATGACGACGATGGCTACCCAGACTAGTAGAGCAAGAAAAATGCTTAATTTGCTCAAAAGATTAGCAAAACAAGACTATCTATATACTGATGAAAAATTAAAGGAAATAAAATCTCAGATTAGAGTATTAGAATATGAACTCTCTGAAATGGAGAAAAAAACTTCTAAAGGATTTGGTAAATGAACGTAAAATTGGTAAGCATCACACCAGATGCAGAAAAAACTATGGCATATATTGCCAGAGTATCTAACCCTTCAAATCAGGATAATGAGAATTTTGCAGGGTTGTTGAGATATTGTATCAAGCATCAACATTGGTCTGTTTTTGAACAATCCTCAATGACACTTGAAATTGAAACTACCCGTGGTCTTGCAGCACAAATATTAAGACATCGTAGTTTTACATTCCAAGAATTTTCGCAAAGATATGCTGATAGTAATCTATTAGGTGAAATTGAATTACCAGAATTAAGAAGACAAGATACAAAGAATCGTCAAAATTCGATAGATGACTTAAATCCTGCGATTGTCGAAAAATTAGAAAAACAAATGAATACTTTGTTTAGTTCTTCTTTGGCATTATATAATCAAATGTTAGAATCAGGTGTGGCAAAGGAGTGTGCTCGATTTGTATTGCCACTTGCTACCCCAACTAGACTGTATATGACTGGTTCATGTCGTTCTTGGGTTCATTATATTAATCTAAGAAGTGCTCATGGAACACAAAAAGAGCATATGGAAATTGCCGAAGCATGTCGAAGTGTGTTTACCGAACAATTTCCTTCGGTTTCAGAGGCTTTGGAATGGGTCTAAATAACTTTACAATACTTTATAATTATGGCTACATATCCTGTTGTTAATATGTCTACTGGTGAGGCAAAAGAAGTGTCAATGAGTGTACACGATTGGGACAAATGGAAAGAAGAGAATCCAGACTGGACAAGAGATTATTCTGATCCATCTACATGTCCAGGATCAGGTGATGTAGGTGAATGGAGAGATAAGTTAAGAAAGAAAGCACCTGGCTGGAATGAAGTTCTCAAGAAAACTCAGAGAAATAATGCAGGTAATTACGTCAGAAACTTAGATTAAATGGCAAGGAAAAAAAGAGGAAATTCTGTGGATCAACCCATAGGTGTTGGATTGACAGCAAAACAGATGAAAAGAAAGAAACCCGTAAATTCAGATTATCTGGTCGGTATTGAACCAATTACAGATAATCAGAAAAGATTGTTTGAATCTTATAGTTCTGGAAAGCATATTGTTGCTTATGGTGCTGCGGGAACAGGAAAGACATTTATTACACTCTACAATGCGTTGAGAGATGTATTAGATGAAACCACACCATACGAAAAGATTTATATTGTCAGGTCATTAGTCGCAACTCGTGAGATTGGATTCTTACCTGGTGACCATGAAGACAAATCTTCATATTATCAAATACCATACAAACATATGGTAAAGTATATGTTCCAGATGCCATCTGATGCTGACTTTGAAATGCTTTATGGCAATCTTCGTCAACAAGAGACAATTAAATTTTGGAGCACCTCATTTTTGAGGGGAACAACACTTGATAATGCAATTGTTATCGTTGATGAATTTCAAAACTTGAATTTTCATGAATTAGATAGTATAATAACAAGAGTCGGTGAAGATACTAAAATTGTGTTCTGTGGTGACGGTTCACAAACAGACTTGACAAAAACGAATGAGAGAAATGGTATTGTGGATTTTATGAAAATTATCCGTGCGATGCCTTCTTTTGATATTATTGAATTTGGAATAGGTGACATCGTTCGATCTGGTCTTGTAAAGGAATATCTTATTGCTAAAATTGAATCAGGTATGTAATGTTTAAACATGTTGATATAGAACTTCCTAAACTCTCGCGAGAGACGATAGATGGTGTTCGTTATTATTCTGTTCCAGATGAAGATGAGTTACTTAAATTAGTTTCGATTACTTCTGTAACGAGTCATTTTAACAAAGAAATATTTGTTAATTGGAGAAAAAGAGTTGGGAATGAGGAGGCAGACCGTATTACAAAAGCTGCCACAACTCGTGGAACTGATATGCATACCTTGACAGAGCATTATCTTAAAAATGATACTCTACCAACTGTTCCACCAATATCAGACTTCTTATTTAAAATATCAAAAGGTAAGTTGAATAAGATAGACAATATTCACACTTTAGAAGGTTCCCTATATAGTAAAGAATTAGGTATTGCAGGGACTGTCGATTGTATTGCAGAATATGATGGTGAGTTAGCAGTAATAGATTTTAAAACTTCAAAGAAACCAAAACCACGAGAGTGGATTGAACATTATTTCGTTCAGTGTATGGCATATGGTTGTATGTTATATGAATTAACAGGAATATCTATCAAAAAATTAGTCATTATAATGGCATGTGAAAATGGAGAATGTGTAACTTATGAAGAATACGACAAAGCAAAGTACATCAAATTGCTCGGCAAATATATTAGAAAATTTGTTAACGATAAATTGGAGCTCTATGGAACCTAGTAAAGAATTAGAAAAAGTGATTGAGAGTAAATTTCTCACACCACAAAAATTTGCGATAGAGATTGAAAAAATCGTAGCAGAAGAAAATTTAAATTACATTGATGCAATAGTGCATTATTGTGATATGAATAGTTTAGAAATTGAATCAATTACAAAATTAATTTCAAAACCATTGAAGGAGAGATTGAAGTGGGATGCAACTCGTCTTAACTTCATGAAACCAACATCTAGGGCAAAACTTCCACTATGAATCCTGAGAAACTTGTATGTGATGTTTTTGAAAAACCTTTTCCTCATTTAATTGGACATAATTTTTATAATAATGATGAGTTAGAATTAATATGGGAAGAATTAAAATTTTATACAAAACCAGGTAAGTTACTAAAAGCAAAAGATTTTGGTGGTGTTGTTGGTGGAACAAATTCACATGCTTTAGAGTTAGATTCAATTTACAGAGACGATTCAGATAGACCTGAAAAATCAGAGTGTAACACAAGTATAAATTATAGATCTATATCAAATATTTTAACAGTCAATCGAAAACTTTTTGATTCTGGAATACTTGATGTATTTTCTGAAATTCATGAGTGTTGTTGGATTGCTACCACAA